CTTCAGCGTCTAATGAATGGAATGCATTTAAGTCTTGAGAGAATTCAGGTGTCCATTGTGCTTTTAGTTTTCTTGTTTTAGCAGCAATAGTTTCACTTCTTAATTGAACATCGATTTCTGGAATGTTAATTGCTCTACCAGTACCAGACTGAGAAGAGTAATCAGCTCCATCTTCGAAGTCACCTCTTGCGTTATCTGCAGTTTTCTTAGAATAGTGAACATTAATGTTAGCATCTTTTAATTCAGAAGCTGAACCAGATACTACAAATACGATGTTATTAGAAGCATCCATAGTTGTAAATTGAGCTAATGTATTAGACTCTAACCATGATCCTGAAGAAGGAACAAATGCTCTTACAGCATCAGTATCGATGTTTGTAGATACAGAAGCAGATGTAAATGTTAAAGTTTTGATCTCACCAGCAGCAGCAGAAGCTGAGTAGTTAGAATCAAAGTTTACGTTTGCCCAAGTACCTGATGCGAATGTACCAGCAGCAGATGCTGAAAACTCATTAACTGAGTATCCAAATCTTCCTGCACCGTAAAGACCACCTTCGTTTGTGTTACCAAAGTGCTCAGTACCTGTACCGTACATTGAATCACCACTTGTGAATGGTTTCTTTGTTGAACCATACTGGAAATCTAGGTAGAATACTAAACCTGCAGGTAAAGACATTGGCTGTACAGAAACGAATTCTTTAGCAGCGATTTGTCCAAATACCTTTCTTACAAGTGGTAATGCTACAGCAGCATATTGCTCACCTGTACCAGGAGTAAAGCTTGCGCCAGTTCCAGTAGTATTAGCTTCAACAACAAGTTGTTTAGCTTGGTTTTCTAACATAATTGCCATGTTAGATTTATCAGTTTCATTAGAAATACCTTCTAGTAATCCTGATTTTTCCCACTTACCCGCTAGTCTAGCTGCATCTTTTTGCACTGACTGGTATGGGTTAGCAGTTTCTAATAGTTGATTTACTACGTTTGACATTTTAATTTAATTTAATTTAAGTCGTTATTAAATAATTCCGGCTAGTTTTTGCATTCTAGACACGAAATCGTTATTTTCAACAATTGGTTTTTTCGGTGCAACTCCAGCAGCTTTAGAAGCAAATCCTTTAGATTCATTTACAGTAGCTTTAGTTGTAGTTACAGCGTCTTTAATTGTCTCAAAAATGTTCTTAACTTCTTTCACAGATTCAGCACGATCAAAGGCATTGATCACTTTTACTTTTTGTGATTCAGTTAAGTTTTTGCTACGGAACAATTTGTTCACATATAATAATTTAGCGTTTAGAAGGTTAACTTCATTAAGTTCTGATTTTAAAGTGTTGATAACATTAATAGCTTCGTTTAACTCAGCTTTTGTTTCATCCATTTTATCCTCATCTTTCTTTTCAGCTAACTCATCTTCTATTTCTACATCTCCGTCGTCATCTCCGTCAATAGCAACATCTATGTCACCATCTCCGTCAACGTCAACTTCCATGTCTTCACCACCACCGCCGCCTAGCACATCTGCCATTACGTCTCTGATGATGTCTTTAAGATCTTCTACTGAGATTTCACCTACTTCGTCTTCTTCAGCAGCTTCTTCAGCTACTTCTTCTTCAGATACAGGTGCTTCTACAGCAATGTCTTCAGTCTTGTCATCCTTAGAATAGCCTTCTTCAGCTGCTTCTAATTCTGCAAGCAATTCGTCAAGATCAATCTCTTCGATTTGACCTTCTTCCATGTCTTCTTCTAATTCAGTTGATTCTTCTACTTCTGCAGCTTCTTCAACTTCTTTAGTTTCGTCCATGTCTTCTTTCTTTGCTTCGTCAACGTCAGCTTTAGCTTCGTCTACGTCTTTCTTAGCTTCATCAACGTCAGATTTTGCTTCATCCATGTCCTTTTTCTCGTCCATGTCTTTTTTAGCTTCATCTACGTCTTTTTTAGCTTCGTCAACGTCCTTCTTAGCCTCATCCATATCGTCTTTTTTAGCTTCATCCATATCTTCTTTCTTGCCTTCTTCTACAGCAGCTTCTTCTACGTTTGTAGTTTCTTCTACTTTAGTTTCGTCAAGATCTTTTTCCTCATCTAACTCGTCAGCTTCTTGTTGAAGTTTCTTTTCAAGCATAGATTGGATTTGTGGAGTAAAAGCCTCTTCAAGAGCGAGTTTGGCATTGGCTAGAGCAGTCTCACGAATAGCTTTAGCTTCAGCGATAGCATCGTTGAAAAACTTTGTATTTGACATTATAAAAATTTTTTGAGATTACTTATTTGAAAGTAATATAAGTGTGTTTTATTAGAGTGAGATATTATTGGGAATATCTATCTTATCTGTAGATAAATATATAAAGATTATAAAAAACAGGAAGTTTTTAACGAAGGCAACAAATGCCTGATTGAGTACAGATAATATCTGAAACTATTTGTTGAAGTTTTGAATATTTGTTAGTAGAATAGTTTCTATTTTCATTTAATCCTGTAGGTTTCATAAAGGCTCCATGTGTAGATGGTGTAGAGACAAAATCCCAACATAATAGTTCGAAGTCATCATCTACTTCTACTCTACCTTCACCTAAAGGTTTAACAGAACCCATTCCTCTTGAAGATATTCCAACAGTAATTTTATTATTAAATAATTCTCTTAAAATATTACCTGAAGGTGTTGGTAAAACTTCTATTTTACCCATTAAATCATTACCATCCCACCATAATTCTTTAATATTGTGAGAAGCATTTTTTAAATTAATAACAGAAGATTCTGGGTGGTCTAGTTCACCAAGTGCTCTATTTTCATTAATAGGGCCTTCAATATATTTATCTACTTCTCTTTTTAATATCTCAAATGGATAGCGTCTTCCGTTGTGGTTAAATTCTTCGGCACGTTGAACAACACCTTCAACCATCATGTTCTTATTACCAGAAATACCCTCAGTAATTTGAGTGTTTTTCGGTGTGAATACCGAATATTCTATTAATAATGTTTGTGCCATTGTTATTTATTTACTATTCTAACGTCAGCCTCAGGTGATTTTTTTTGCACTGCAATTGCTGTATCTTCATCTTCTACTTCAATAGCTTCTCTTTCTAATTTATATGCCTCTAATCTATCTTTTAACTCATTTACATCTACACCATATTCATTAGCATATTTTTCATAGATTGCTTCACGTTTAGCAGCCATTTTTTTAGCAGCAATTTCTTCACCTTTCTTTACTCCTGCACCATATATATTTTCTTCACCTTTTTTACCTAATCTTTTAGCGTCTTTAGCTCTATCATAGTCTGTATCTCCTCTTTCCATTAAGTCGTCAACATCTATATCTACACCAACGGCATTTGCAATTCTAACTAAATTTTCTTTAGCTACTTGTCTATCATTTGGTTCTGCATCTCTCCAATTTTTTAAAGCTTGCATAAATAATTCTCTTCTTTGAGAAAAATCTAATCTATCATAATCAGCTTTTTGAAAATCATCTGGGAAGTTAAGTCCTAATTGTTGTTCTTCAATATCAACTCCTTCTAAAGGTAATTTAACACCCAATGAATCTTGAGATACTTTTTCTAAATTATCAAGTGCTTTTTTCTCGTCAGCAGTACCTTTAGCATTCTTGTACATGTCTAATGCCATTACAAATGCTTGAGTTTTATCGTCTTCTTCTAGTGGAGAAACATTACCCATAACTTTGGATACTTTCTCATAATCTTCACCATGCTCACGAATTATTTTTCCTGCTTTTTTTTTTAAAGCCTCTATTGATTTTGAATTTACCTCTACTTCGTATTCACTCTCACCTTCCATTTGAGGAATTAATTTTTGAGAGTAGTAGTTAGGATTTTTAGTAAGATTTTTTAAAACTTTCTTTTGTGCTTTTAATATGTCTTCGTAAGTAATATCTTCTTCATGCACACTATCACCAGAATTAGTTTTTGATACTCTATTTCCTATAGAATCTACAACAACAGCAAGTTCATAGTCCATACCTCTAGAATATTCATATGGGTTAACCATATCAATAGTTTTAGAAATAATTTCAACTTCTTGTTTACCAGTAGCTAATTTTTTTTCTGAGATTATGCCTTTATTTTTTAAGATTTTTACAGTATCTTCAAAATTATTACTTGAAGTAATAAAAGGTAAATTAATATCTCTACGAACTTCATATAGAAATTTTTGCTGTGTTACTTCTTTAGCTAATACCTTATTATATAATTCTTGTGTTGTCATGTATATAAATATTTATCGGCCTTGACCTCTATAAGTCTTGACATAATTTTTACTACTTTTTAAATGTGATGACTTGCTTTTAGCATGAACACCAGGTCTTCTTTTTTTGTTTTTTTGAAATATATTACCGATTCCTCTCACTATTCAGTTAATCCTTTTATTCTATTATTTAACTCTTGTAATTTTTCAGATATAGTGTTAATAGCATTACGAGTTCTCTTTAAATATGACATACCTTCATTACTTTGTTTTAATTCACTCTTCATTCTTTCTGTATGTCCTACTACTTTTACTATCTCATCTATTTTTCTTCTAATTTCTCTAACTGCTCTGTGTATTTGTTCAGTTGGAGTTCTTAATTTTGTTTCAGTTTTAAATTGAGAATATCTGGCTTCATTTAACACATCAGGTTTAATGTAATCTGTACCATCTTTAGTGTACATATTCATTGCCGCTACTATTTGATCTTGTAAATTTTCATCTCTTAAATCAGCAATAATATCAGCAAATCTATCTGGACCTATATTGTTAATTAATCTTAATAATATACCTCTAGATACTCCTTTTTCTTCATTTATATTTTCATTAGTCTGAAATCTTTTGTATTCTTCAGGATAATTTTTTCTAATATGAGTTCTATATCTATTAAATTCAGCTTTAATTTTAGCAGCTATATCATCTACAACTTCATCATCAGTTTTTCTATCTAGAGTAGCTATTGCTTTTCTTAATTCATCAAATTCTTTATATACTGAATCAAAAGCGGGTACGTTTTCTACACTCCATTCAATTCTACCTGTAACTGGGTCTATATCTACTACAGTGTATTTGGTTCCCTTTTCAACAGCTGTATCTCCTATTTTAAAATCACCTTTAGATACTTTAGCTAATTCTAATACTGAGGCAGCATCTAAACTATCCATATCAATACCAGTATTTAATCCAGCATCAGCTTGACTATTAGTTACTTCTTCAACAGTCTTCTCAAATAATTTTTTATAATCTATAAATTTAGATTTTCTATTAGGGATAGAAGGATTAGGAGTAGTAAAAGGTTCTCCTATTTCATCACGTTTTTTAAAAGACTTAGGTGAAGAGTATTGCTCACCCGCACCAGGTGTAAAAGAAGCACCAGTACCTGTGGTGCTCATTTCTTTTTTTAATCCTTTTATCTTTAATTTCATACTGTTTCTATTTCCTTAGAAAGTTCAAGATATTGTAATAGCGCAACTAAATGATCATCTTTAAGCTTTCTAGATTCTAGAATAGGGTCAATTAAATTTATAACCTCTTGGATTTTTATTTTTAGTGCAGGCTCCTCTATTTTATCTACGTTTTCTTTCAGCCTAGTAGATATCTCTGTAAATCTAGAATTTAAAAATTCTTTGAGTTTTGGAGCGTCGCTTGCACTATTTATGTATTCTTTTAATACTTCTTTTTGTTCTTTAGATAGCCCGTCAAATTTTGTATTATATTTTTCGAGCATTATTTTATAGGTAAGCGCACGTGTGCCTTTATCTAGTGACATTAGTTCTTCTACTAATGGGGATAAGGACATTTTAGAATCTGGGGTAGAAGTGATATGTTCTAAAATGGTAATTTTTGAGGTAATGATTGATTCGGGGTTTCCGAAGTCTTTGTTGTTTGATGATTCAAACAGAACATAAGTAGAAGCTAGTAACTTATAATTTTTAATTTTAGCTTGAAAGAAGTCATTTAAATCGAAATTTTCTTTAATTTCTTTAATTAAATTGTATTTTTCTTTTGCTAATCTATCTCTATCTAATTTTTTAGATAATTCAAGTACTGTAGATAATACAGTTTCTGCTTTACCTTCTGTTAAAGAGATTGAATTGTTAATAGTCTGGTAGAGTTTATTTTCATTAGCTAGCTCACTTTTAGTGAAATATTTTTTTACTAGTGAAGCTGCTTTTGAATTACCACTTGATAAAGTATCTGCAGTAATTTTACGTACTAGTAATTCAAAAAGAATACCAGTATTCTTGTATTTATTATGTTTTATTTTCATAAGTAGTGCGCTACTGATAATAAATATTGAAATTATTTTATTTCTTCACGAATTTGATCTTCATCTAATAGTTTTTCTCCTTCAAAAAGTGATACCTTTTGTTTAGGAAACATAGATTTTAAACTTTTTTTATTTTTAGCAAATATAGCTTTTGTGTTTAAATTTTCTAAAGTTACTCCAGTGTTAGATAATCCAGGTTTTTCTTCTTCTCCTGATTTAGCTTTCATTCTGTTAACACCTAATGTATCTCTACCTAAGTTACTATCTTGAGTATTATAATCTGATGCTTTTTCATTAGGACGCCCAAGTGCATCTTCTGGGTAGTTTGGATCGTTTACATCGTAACCTTGTGGTACACCTTTTGCTCCTGGGTATCTGCCAGCCCCATATAACGATGCTAATGAATGTGGAGTACCATAAGCTTCTCCTGTTTCTGCAGGATCATTTCCTTCTGTAGCAATTTGTTCTCTACGGAAAGCACGTTTTTGGTCTTCAATAATTAAATCTCTATATTCTTGATATTGATCTTCACTAAAATGGAAGATGTTATCATAAATCCAATCAGAAGGTACTAATTTAGTTTCAGTCATTTGTTGAGCTAAATCAACTTTTTCTTTTAATAATGCTATTCTTTCTTGATCATAAATGATAGAAGGAGTAGTTAACTGTAATTCAAAGTTTGTTAAAGCAGCCCCATCATATCCTTGAGCATATAAATGAACTAAAGCAATTTTAGTTAATTCAGATATTAATATTTTTTGAATACGTTCTACTGTACGGGCAAATCTAATATCTTCAGCAGCTAATGTTGCTTTACCCTCTAAATCACCTTCATATCCTAAATATGCTTTTGGCACTTTAAGTGCTGAAAATAGTTTGTCTCTTAAATATGTAACGTCTTCAATAGCAGCGTAATCTAGACCTTTTGTGGTCTCGATTCTTGTAGTTGCATCTCCACCTCTAACAGGAATATAAAAATCCTCTAGGATATTTTGCATGTTGAATTTTAAATTGTAATCACCTGTATTTGGATCAACATAAGGTGTTTTTTTCATTTTGTTGATCATTCGTTGCATGTAAGTCTCTACCTCATTTGGTGGAATATTTCCTACATTTACAAAGAAAGTACGTTTTTCAGGCGCACGTACAATACGGTGAATTAACATTGCATCTTCCATCAATGTCATTTGTTTCCAAACTTTTCTACCTGGTTCAAGATATGAACGTCCATAAGGCAGATAGTTGAAATCTGATAATAAACGGAAATGAGCCATTTCGTAATTATCAAAAAATACTTCATCACCCGTATTTACACCTACTGAAGGTGATATTTGTTGGAACCCTAGTGGGTTTTCAGATACTGAATAACTAGGATCGTATTTAAATTTTACATCTGAAGGGTTAGCAGGGTCGCTACCTTCTACTCTAATAATAGTGTAAGAAGAAAATGGTACTACATTATATACACCAAATTTTTCAGATATTTCTAATTTAAGATAAAAATCACCATATTTTAACATGTTACGAGTCCAAGACCATAAATTAAACTCGATATTTAAAACATCATAAAATAGATTGTATAATATTTTTTGTACTGTTTCATCAGCTG